TGAGTGTGCTTTTCGCTGCCTAATTGGACACAGGCTATACTGTCCCATGTGTCCCCTTGGATAGTTGTATATGTACTCATGCGTATGCCCTTCTTTTTCTGTCTGACGAATCGTTTTCAATAGCGTCAACAACCATTTCTACAAGCGTATCGCTATACCCGTCAAGCAACTCCTTAAGCTCATCCGCTGTGTCTGCCGTAGATATATTAAACTGTGGGGATATCTGTATATGCATAGTAGTACCTGTTTGCGGCGTTAATATTTCAGCAGTTTCATTAGCGTCGTACACTGTATCGCCGCCTCTGAAATATGCCAGTTCCGGTCCTTCCTCGCCAACCATGTGCCACCCCTTTGCCGCATAGGAAGTGCCTTTAGCGTAACCCGTAATAGGATTTAGCTGTCTGTTTGTCCACAAAGGATCATCCAGAACATCGCTTGGCTCTTTTTCTTTTGTCGGTACAATTGATGAAACAGGTAAATTTAATGGAACACTTATTATTTTTGCTAATTCGTAAATTGCAGTTTCAGCATCGGCAGTGCCATCCTTTATAGCTTGTATATAAGCATCTATGGTTGCCTTACCTGCGGCTTTGGCTTCATCGGATAAATTCAATTCATCTATCGCAGCTTCAAGCCCGGTTTTTGTCTCTGCCAGTGCTGTAGCAGCTTCCTTTTGATAGGCTTGCATCTGTCTGTATGTAGCAACAAAGTTGGCTATTTCTTCATCAGAAGCCTTTGCAAGACCTGCTACAACATTAACACTGTCCGCACTACCATCAGCAAACGCAGATATAACCTCCGAGAGCCCCTCTATTGAAGAGGTTTTTTCTTTTAATGCCGCAAGATCGGTAGTGTAATCTTTCCAGTACGAAGCTTGTGTTTCGAGCGCAGTATTAATCTCAGAAATGTCTTTAGGGATAACAACAGCAGCGGTATCCCATAGCTGATATTGCCCCTCTATGCTGTTTTTTGCTTCTTCTTCAACTTTTGCATATGCCTCAGCAAGTGACAATACATTTTGTGCAACAGTTTTAGCGTATTCTGGAGGATCGTTTATGCCGTCTCTTGTATTTTCTACAACGCCAATGCCTTTTTCGTATTCATCCCAAAGCAAATCAAGTTCCGTTGATGTATCATTATAAATCTCTTGGGCTTCTTCTAAGCTTTTGCTAAGAGAGTCAACATTTTCTTTTGTCACTTTAAATTTGAAGATAGAATCAAAATCAGGACTGACCGTTCCGCGTGCTAAATCAAAAAAATATTCTTTTTCTTTATTAATTTCTTCAGTGATTTTGCGTATTTTTGCAAGATTTTCGTATTGTGTTTTTTCTAAATTAGTAGCATGCTCTTTAATAGCGTTAAGTTTAATAAGTTCTTTTTGAGCGTGTATCTCCTCTTTTAAGGCTTCTGCCCCACCCTTGTAAAGCCCTGTCTGCTCATCGATTTGGAGATTGATATCAGGTATTACAGCCTTTATGCGTTCAAGTAGTTGGTTATACTCTTCTTGTTGCTTTGCAGTCTTAATCCCCTGTTCCTCTAACTCCTTAAGACGCTCTACATAGGACAAAGCCATATCAGCGGATGCCTCAGTGCCCGCTATTGATCTTTCATAGCTACCACGAAGTTTTTCATTCTCCTCTTTAAGCTTTTGAATTTCCTCAGCATATTCCCTTGATACTGCAGTTGCTTCCTCAAAAGCTTGCTTTGTCTCGCTCTTAAACACCGTCAAAACAGTTGTCAAAAGAGTTATTCCAGTGATTACAATCCCAATAGGATTAGCTTTCATTGCCGCATTCAAGCCGTGCTGTGCAACTGTGGCGCCTTGTGTGGTAATTATTTGCTCACCTTTTGCTGCTGTTTCTTCCTTAATTAATAGTTTACTAAGCTTGCGCAAGGCAATCATGGCTGCTTTAACACCTTTGTAAGCGGTATAAACTGTTAGCATTCCGCTTAACGATCCGGCAATCAGCGCTATCCCTTTTACCAATCCCGGATGCTCGGAGGCGAACGCTGTAACACCTACAAGCAACTCGTTTTGAAGCTCTTTAAGCTTAGTAAGCTCAGGTGCGACAGCGGCACCTATGGTATTTTTAAGTGCCTGCATATTTTTCTGTTGAAGTTGCTCTTGGTCGTCTAACTGTTGCAATGTTGTTAGGACTTCGTCTGAAAGGATGTACCCGGCTTCTTGCGCCATTGCGGTATACTCTTTCATAACGCCGGACCCTGCTTTTATAAGGGTATTAAGCTCCATAGCATTGCGCCCCAAAAGAGTCATAGCTATACCATCTCGCTCGGTTTCATTAGCCATAGCACCTAAGGCGTCTATAACTTCCCAATAAACCGTTTGGGCATCCCTTAAATTTCCGTTGCCGTCTGTTACGGAAACGCCAAGCTTGTTATACGCTTCAACATATTGCTCAGAGCCTTCGCGTGCATTATACATCGCTCTGGTGTTACGAGAGAGCGAGGACGTTATGGTATTTACGTCAACATCCAACAATTCAGCAGCGTATGTATAAGCTTGCAGGTCTTTTGCCGCAATTCCATACTGTATTGACGTCGTACCAATCTCATCAGCGTAGGCTGCCGCACCTTCGGCAGCTTCGGCATAAAAATCAACAATTTCTTTAAGCCCCTTGGCGATGCCGGCAGAGATAAGAGCCTCCCCCGCAAGAAAAAAAGCGCTTTCAGACTTATCACCCATCTTTTTTGCTTCTTCTCCTGCCTTTTCTTCCTCGCTCTTAAGCTCCTCCATTTTTTCTTTAAGCTTTTGAGTTTCGTCAGAAAGCTGGCTGGTATCTACCCCTGCATCCTCAAGGGACTTACCAAGCGCATCAAGCTTATCCTTCTTCTGCTGCAAAGCACCTGTAGCACTTTTTACCTTATACTCCAGTTCCGCTTCCTTGCTTGCTAGGGCTGAATTGGCAGTACCGCTCTCATTCAATTCCGCCCTTACAGCCTCAAGCTGTTTTTTATACATAGCAAGTTTATTTTCATCATCGGTTACAGATTGTTTTTGCTTGGTATATGAAGATATGTCACCTTGTACCTTGTAAAGGGCTGCTATTTCTTTTTGTGTAGCTGTCAAAACTTTTTGCGCCGTAGTGAATGTTTGGTTGAAGCCTTGATTAACTTGTGCGCCAAGCTTAAATAGCATTTCGTATTCTTGTCTCGAAGCCATAGCAGCCCCTCCTTTAATGTCTGTTGCGTTTAACAAATTTGTTGTGTGCGTTAAGCCAATATCGCAGGCTACCTAACGGAAGCGATAGCCAATACGATATGGACGTATTGTACGACGATGAAAGAACAAAGCAAACATTCCGTAACCATTCACCGCCGTCACCGGTGATTATTCCGTTTTTAGCAAAAAACTTCTTGCTGCACTCCTGATCTTGCTATAGTATTTGAGAGGCAAATTTTTTATAAGATCGCTGCCGATGGGCTCTTTGCAAGCTTTAGCTGCCATGCGAATAAGATATTGCCCGGAAAATGCAGGTGCGACAAGAACTATATTAAGACTTGTAAGCTCGTCCTCAATTTCGAGGTCATCGTTACCGGTGAGCTTATCAAAATCAAAGGTTAAAGTATGGTATTCCTCTTCGTTGTATTTGATAGGGTGCTTAAATTTCAAGGTAAATATATCCTTAGAGGTTTCCGCTTCCTTTTTTGCTGCTTCAAATTCCTCGTTGTCGATAATCATGTTTTCTTTGTTCATAACGTGCTCCTTTCAAATTGAACGGGCTGCGCAATTAAACGCAGCCCGTATTATAATTACATACCTAACGCTTGTTTTACCGGATCTAAAACATTGGTTCCGGATGCATCGGTGTGCTCGTAGGCAAAGGGATCGTGCTTTCTGATAAGCTTTCCCTTTATATACTCGGCAAAGTACAAGCAAGAATATGTGTTGCTTGTGGTTTGTGCAGATGCAGGAGCGAGCTCGCCGCTGGTTTTGGATACGGGGATAACCTTAACCACATATTTGTGATCATCTATAGCAAGCTTTCCGGCTACCTTGTCGAATTGCTGTTTTGCAACGCGCAAATCAAGCACGTGCACACGCATCTCTGCAAGCTTTTCTTGGGACTCCTGATGGTCTACAAAATCTATGGTCATGGTCATAGCATCAAGATGGCCAATAACAGGAATATCAACATCACCTGGTATACCTGCACCGTTTACATTGAGTTTCTTACTGCTGAAATCGGGCAAGCCGATTTTTGCAAGACCTAAAAAGTTTCTACCGTCTTCGTAAACGGCAAAATCAATAGTTCCAACCTTCATCGCAAACCTCCTAAGCTACAATGTCGTTGAATGCGTTTAGCAGCATATCTACATCAAACTCAGCATGCATATCAATGCGCTGTGCGGGAACGGGAGAAGCACTACGAGCATCTATACGAAAACGCCCGCCTATAAGCTGAGTTGTGTTATTATCGGGAACATACAGCACTTTACCGTCACATAACTTACCCTCACTTTTCAGACCGGCAAGCCAAAGATTAAAGCGGTCAACTACAGCGTCCATAAACACACGAGTCATAGGTCTGTCGATATAAGACCAATAGTGATCAATAAATTTGTTACATATCCAGTCCTGCATACGTGAAGTGCAAATGAAATTTTTCATGCATACTTCAGTTGCTTTCCGGCGCTTGCTTATGGTATGATAGGGAAAAGATGAACGGGGGAATCGGAAATGGCGAAGCAATCCCATCCGGAGGGTCCGGCAAAGCACGGGAAAAAGGCGGTTTTTCTCCGGTGGCTTCCGGCGGTGGCAGCGGTTCTGTTCGCAGCCATCATCGCCCTGTGCCTGATCGCCCCCAGGGACCTGAATGCAGCGCAGGTCATCAACGTGCTGGTGGT